TGTTCCCCCCCCCAGTTTGAGTAGTTTGATTAATATGTTTACATATGTTTCTGATGTATGTATTCATAGAATCTGTAGTTTGTAGTAATGTAGTAATATATTACGTAGTTATTATAAATTATGGACTTATTATTCAACTGATGAGGATATATTTTCCCCCCAGTTTTCTAAGATCTTGGTATCCATATTATACCCCAAGTATAAAATTAAAAGAATATGGTTTGGGTTGCTTTTGCAACCCATAGCCTTCCTATTTTGGAAGGAATTGTATAACAGTTGTCTGTGTGTCTTATATTGTATATTAGTTTTTCGGTGTTTTGACACACATGGTCGGCCTTAAGCCAAACCATACACCACTACTTTAACATAATCCTAGTTATGTTAACCGCCTTGACAAGCGGATAGATTTTAAGTCCTAGTGAATTTTCTTGAAAGCGAAAAGTTATTACTTAGTAGTTACGGTTTCCGGTTAGAAATGTAATTAGGAATATAGCGTTCATAGCATTATAAGTTCTCGAGATGTCGAAACTTAAGCGTTAAGTAGACGATGGTAATGACGTGGTCTTGTCCGGCCATAGGTTACCCTAGGCGGTGTATCGCCTTTCCAAATATATACACACCTGTGACGAGGCTCTTAATTGAGCTTTTCCGTAGTGCAGACGGTTTCGAGTTGCATTATTAGTGTAAATAGTTGCTCTTAAAACTACGTCTAGCGGTACTTAGTTGTACTTTGTTAGATTATGGTCATCTTTGTGTATAGAGTTAATTTCGGTCCGGCTAGTAGCAGTTCTCGGAGATGAGACGGCTGGGTGAGGAGGCCTTGGAACCCCTACCTCTACCCCTTAATTGGGGACCAAATTCGGGTGCATAAAGTTAGCGACGAAACCAAATTTTACATTAATAGGATTGCCCCAACCTAAGGGGTTGTTTTATTCTTATGTCGCAGTTAATTTCCCCTGGTCAGGTTCGACCAAATAGTAGGCACCCTATTTTGCCTACTTGTGTCCAACGTAAGTTGGACCAAAAAATTTCTCCTTCACAAGTAGTGATTCCTGTCCTGGAACCACTTACTGATTCACAGATTCTCAGTGCCATTGATGGTTCTAAGCGAATCCCCAAAAATCATGTTAATTTTAGAAAATACGAGAAGAAATATTTTAATCATTTTTCAGGTCATGACTACGGTTCAAGCGATGTTACTGTTGTAGATAGTATAGTTAACAAATGTCGAACTAGAGATCCTGTTGCTAAAAAGTGTGCTAGAGATGATCGCCGTGTTCAAATAGCTCGCACACTTGCTAAGAAGAATCGTATTCAAGATAAAGAAGAGCGTAAAGTTGGTAAATTTTATGTTCCTTTTCTTAAGAGTTCTAATGTTATTGATCATTTAGAGAAGGCAGATCATAGAGAGTACAAACGTAAAGCTCAAAATTACCGTAAGAATGGTATACGTTTTCAGTGTGGTTCAGATCCTTATTGTTCATGTAGTGCCGCTGATGATAAACCATGTGAGTATAACAAAATTTTGGATGATCTCGATAGTCAAAAGAAATCTTTTCAAGATGATTCTGTTATGTCCTTGTTTTCAAACCCCTACTCTTTCTTAAAACCTCTTTTAGATTTGATTACTGATTCTAAGATAGGGCCATGGTCTACTCTCACTGTTACAGATTTTTCTCATCATTGTATTGGTCTTATTTACAATATACATAAGTGTAACGGTGATGTTTTTGGTATATACATAAATGTGTATATTTTTCTTTCGTACATTTTTTCCAGTGATGATGATATTTCTGTGTATCTTCGCTCCTCTTTTTCAGATGTCCTTACTTCATACAAGACTAGATCTCATGAGATTCATTTTCAGAGTGGATTTAAAACTCTTAAGGGTTTGGTAGCCTATGCTCGTGATTCTCTAGAGGTTGTTGAACGTTTTAAATCATGGACTGACGACTCTACTTTTTTCCAATCGTTTCGTGGTCTTGTATTATCAGTGCTCAGTCTTCATTTGTTCCCCAAAAATATGGCATTTAAAGTTTATGATTTCATTGGTAGAGACGGTTCAGAGAAGTATGATGGCCTTATGCCTGCTCTTCTTGGTATATGTAGGGGAGCTAAGGATCTTTTGGATTGTTTCGGTAATTATTTGGAAACTGGTTCTTGGGAAAAAGTTAGTATCACTTATTTTGAGTTGAAAAGAGCTAGGGCCCATGTCGCTAAGTGTCTCTCTATGTTCGACGATAACCTTATCACTTATAGCTCTGTTAAGGAAAGCGAGATACCTGAAGATTTATCGTTAGGCGCTGGTCAAGTTAGTAGAATCCATTGTAGATATTTTCTTAGAGACCTATCCGTTAGTTTGAGAGTTATTTTAATTCATCTTAGGGCCAAGCACACTACTCTAAGTCAGAACCTTATTGATCCTGATTATACTCTATTTCTAAAAGGTGATGCTGTTAGATCAAAAGTTAGAAGTAATTGGAATAGCAAACGTCGAATACCACCTATAACCTTAATGGTTGTTGGTGAAGCCGGAGTTGGCAAATCAGCTTTTATGGATTTAGGTGCTGCTATCATGTGTCAAGCTTATGGTATTCCCTTTAATCGTGACCTAGTTTTCCATCGTTGTATGTCGTCCCCTTATCATGAGGGCTATAGTCCTGATGAACATTTAATAATTCATTATTCTGAGATGGGGGCCAAAAAGGACGATAAGGTTAGTGGTAGTGATCCTTACGCTGATGAATTTCTTTCTGTTAATGATTCCCAACCTATGTATGCTAATATGGCTTTCACTGAGAAGGGTAAAATACGTTTAGATTTTCTAGGTGCTGTTTTAGACTCTAATGATGATTTTTGTGGTTTTAAGGCTACAAATAAGAATCTCGCCGCAGTTATGCGACGAGTTCTTCGGGCTAAAATTTCTAGCAAACCCGAATACCGTTTTAAAGGTGGTGTAGGGGTTGATTATAGTAAAGTAGCTGCTTCAGGTGTTAATAATTTAGATATTTGGGATATTACTGTAGAAACTTTCACTTCTGCTCCTGGTGGCGTGCCACAACCGCTGTTTAGTAAGACATTTAATAGCTCAAAGGAGTTTGGTAGATTTTTCTATACTCACTGTCGTAATCATATAGAGTCTAATAGTAAATTGTCTGAGGTTTTGTCCGACACAAATATTAATAGTTTTGTAAATTCTTTTTCCGGATTGGAAGCTTTAGATAATGCATTAACAGGTTTTATAAACCCACATGAAGATTTTAAAGACGTGGAAGCAAATGTTGATAAAGCTATAAGTTTGGCTGGTGATGCTCCATCTGTGTTTATTACAGCACAGAGTGGTGCGTCTGATATCTATGACAATATGCTTAGTCGTTTTGATATACTTAAAACCCTTATTGGGGAAAGCAGTAGAGTTTCTCGTGTTCTTTTTGTTGATATGTTGCGTATAACTTATGCCTTTTGTAGAGAGAATTATTATATGTCTTTAATTATTATCCTTTCATTTTTGTTCTTTGGTCATTTTAGGGTTGTAGGTACTCTCCTGTTTTTGTTTTCTGTTTTTTCATTCACCCTATCCCGGATTGGTTCGTTTACTAGTGAATTGCGTTCGTTTAGGGGTAGAGTTGATAACTTGTTGGGTTTTATTAATTCATCTAAAGTTAATACAGTCGTTAAACGTTCTCAAGTTTATATAACCCTCTCTACGTTAATTCAGCTCTTTTCAGTTGCGGTGATAGCCAACGTGTATATTAAGTTCCTTTCTAAGAAGAAGACTGAAATAGCCCCCCAAGGTAGTGTTTTGTCTAAGGATAATACAGTTGAGACTGATAAGACTAAAGTTACTAAGATAAACAATTACTTTGAGAATAAATCCGAATTGATTCGTAGGAAAACCGCTGGTATGTCAAATTGGAACATTTTGGTTGGCTCCGATTCACCGAGTCACACTGGCTTAGCAGAAGATTTAGCCAAGAGTTTGGTTCGACAAACTAGATTAATCAAAGTTACCTCCGATTCTGCCCTTCCTTTCTTACACATTTTTGGTTTACGCTCGGATATAGCTGTTATTCCTCGTCATGTATTTTCTACATCTTCTTTTCCAGCAATTGTTTCTATGGAGTACCCTTTACGAGGTTTAGCGAACCAGACCACTGATTCTAAAATACGACTTCAGGATCTTATTCCTTTGAAGTATGACCTCAATATATGCCGTTTTTCTCATGTTACTTTTAGCGATAAGACTAAGCATTATACTAACACTCTTCCTTGTTCTGGCAGGGGTTATATAGGTCTTACCCCGGTAGTTTTTAATGAGCGGTATAATGTGGTTTGCTCAGCTATTTCTATGGATGTTGTGTATGAGTACCATTACCCAGAGAATGATGATGGTCATTGTGGTTTTCCTCTTATTTGTCAGTTTAACAATGGAAGTGCTATCATTGGTCACCATATTGGAGCTAATGGTCCTTATGGTTATGCTATTCCAGTTTCGCGTAAGGATATTGATGTGGCTCTTTCTTCTTTATCATCATCGTCCCCTCTTATGACTATAACTCCCCAATCTTCACGTCTTTTTGGTTCCCTTAAAGTCCCTAACCGTAAACACCCTATTCATCATGAGGATTTTATCGGTATAGAATTTTTAGGCCAAGTCGATAAACCCGTTACTCTTCCTAAAAAGAGTAGTGTTGTTAAAACCCCCTTTTCAAAGCAGTATGATGTTCGACTGATGGTTAAGGATGTTTTTGGAGTTGAGGTTACTAAAGAGTGGGGTCCTCCCCTCATGAAACCTACACTCATTGATGGAGTATATATGCCATATAATGGTCCTATGACGGTCATGGCTCAGAAAAGACCTCCTCTAGATAAGACTATTATGGAAAAAGTTGTGAAAGAATCAGTTGATTATTTTGTTACTACTATAAAGAGAGATAATCCTACTCTAAAATTATCTCCATTCGGTTTTTATGAGTGTGCTTCTGGTTCAGTTTGCGACGAATTTCTTAGGCGTATGAATCTTAAAACATCAGCTGGTTTCTCTCTAGGTGGTTTGAAAGGTGATCATATTACAATAGACTCGTCTGGTGTTAAATTTTCAAAAATTCTAATGGAGTCCCTTTCTTCTCGCATTAATTACATCTTAGACTACGGTGAAGTGGATTCCCAAATTTGTGTTGTTAGTCTTAAAGACGAACCTAGATCAATGGATAAGGTTTTGTCTGGCAAGACCCGGTTGTTTTATGTGCAAGATTTAGTTGATGTTATTTTGAATAAGAGTTTCCTTGGTCCTGTTTTGTTGCTCACTATGCAGTATAACGATTTGTTTATGAATGCTGTTGGTATAGATATGCATACTGAGGGATGGAAGATATTTAAAGATGCCCATTTTTCTTCATTGAGTATGGACTGGGATCATAAAGACTACGATTTGTCTATGTCTAGAGATATTTCTTTGATGATGTCAACTGTTATTCTATCTATTTGCCGTGAATTTGGGTACTCCGAAGATGAACTTGCTATTACTCAAGCTATCCTTAGTGCGACAATTTCCCCTGTTTTGTGTCTTTTGGGCTGTCTTATGAGGGCGGAAGGTGTTAATCCCTCAGGACGTTGGGATACTGCTCTCCTCAATTCTCTATGCGGTACTATGATGTTATGGTATACTTATACTGCTCAAGGAGGGTCCGATTTTCCAAAATACATAAAAGCACGTTTTTATGGTGATGATTCCACTGTTAAAGTACATCCTGATTGTCCGATCCCATTCGACACGGTAATTGTCACTAAGTGCTATAAGGAGTTTTTCAATATGACTATTACCGATCCTGATAAGAGTAGTACTATCAAGAAATTTTATCGTCCGGAACACATTAATTTTCTTAAACGTTCCTTTGTATGGTCAGATTTGTATAAAGATATATTATGTCCCTTGGATATAAGTAGTTTGGTCCGTATGTTAGATGTTCATATTCCCTCCAAGAACGTTACGATTAGTGATCAGATGAAATCTACGGTTGTTAGTTTTATTATAGAGAGTTTCTATCATTTGGATTGTATTAAATTCCATGAATTGGTTGCGCGTATTCATCTTATGTGGTTTTCGAGTTTTCCTAGCGTTTATCTTGATAACGATTTACCACTTTGGTCCGATTTATTTATAAAACGTTTTTATGCCTCCCTTAGTTATCGCTGTCAGGAGGGGAAGACAGCGCCCCATCCTTTAGGAGATGTAGTTTGTTGTGTACTATGTCGCGGGGACAATTTGGCCGAGGGCCAACGCAACACGTCTGGTGATTCTTGTCCCGTAGAACCAGACTGTTTACCACGGGTCGCCGATACTTCTCATTTACGTTCGCTTTTAAGCGATTTTCATACTGCTCGAGAGTCCCTTCTTGAGCAAGTGGATCAAAAAGATCCTCTCTTTCAGGCGGATCCTCAGTATGTACGCCGTTCTTTTGTTTATGCATCCAATAGTGTTTACAGAGATCATGCTGAGAAAGTCTTTACAATTACCAGTTCTATACAGGCGTATAATAATTCCATAGATAGGCTAGAGAAGATTTTAGCTAATCAAACAGCGCTTCAGATATCACAGCAATCAGGTATTCTTGGCATGAGTGGTATAGCTCCTGATCATGAGCATAAGGTTGGAACAATGGAGGACGAATCTGGTGATACTATGTTAGAACCAATGCCCGAAATAACGCTCAATACCACTTCGATTCGCGATAATGAGTATGACATTAAGAAACTTTTTGCTCGCCCTGTCTTTATTGGCACAAGTCCTTGGACTATAGGATCTGACCTAGATCTTCTTTACGATATTTCTAGTTTGTTTTTCGGTGATCCAACTATTAGGTCCAAGTTGAGAAATGTGGCGTGGATCAGAGGCGATTTTAATGTGATGGTCAGTGTTTCAGGGTCACCGTTCTTGGTGGGTTCCCTTCTAATGGCACTCATTCCGATGTTTAATGAAAATGTTAATTTCCGGAATTTATTAGCTGGCACGCTGTTTTATCCAGCCCACGCTATAACGCCATAAAAGCCCTATCTAGTTACCCAGGAGCTTGTGTTACTACAGCTGCTCTAAACTCTGAAATCTCCTTAAAGATGCCCTTCATATTACCGATTCACGCTGTTCGTTGTTTCAATAGCGGTAATGTTGCTTTGGCTGCCGCTTCCGATTTTACTGATGCTGAGTCAATGTTAATGCTGCGTATCTCCTCTCTTAATCAACTTCTCTCTTGTTCTCCTACTCCGGTAAATGGTAGTATTACTGTGTATGCTCATATGACAAATATTAAATTAGGTCCGCCCACCGCATCTCAGATGGTTATTACCACCCAGTCAGGAAATATGAGCGCCAAAATGAAAGGTAGGAAAGCAGTTGTTCCAGATAAGAAGGATGAGCGAGTTGTTGGTCCAGTAGAGTTAATTTCATCTCGTGCAGCCCAAGTTGCTAATACGCTTACTGCAGTTCCATGGATAGCCCCTTTCGCCGCTGCGTCTGAGGTTGTGTTATCCGGCGTTAGTAAATTTGCTGCTTTATTTGGTTGGTCCATTTCTAATTTGAACACAGCTCCGGTGCGTATGAAGAATCAACCTTTCCAGAATGCTGCTAATCTTATAGGCTATGATACAGGTATGAGAATAACTTTGGATCCTAAGCAAGAGATAACTATAGATCCACGTATCGTTGGCGTTGAGGAGGATCAAATGGCGATACGTAATATAGCCAAAAGGTTTTCTCTTGTACACCAGTTCTTGTGGAATACCTCTACAGTTCCTAATAATGTGCCAATTACACAGATGGGAGTCCATCCTAGGACAGGTGCTTACGTTTCCGCCGGTCTTACAAATGCTACTCAGCCTTCGTGGTTAGAGTTTGTTGCTTCTGCTTTTGCTGCGTGGAGAGGTACCATAAGGATCTGGGTGTGTATAGTTTGTGGTCCTCTTCAAAAAGGTAAGATAGCTATAACATATGAGCCAAATCCTAATCAAGCTGGTCTTATAGGAGCTGCGACTTCAATGAATAAACAATTTGAACGGATAATTGACATACAAGATACTCAAAATGTCATCCTCGATATTGAGTGGTCTAGTCCTCGAGATTGGTTACAAGTTGGACCCCCAAGTGCCGGTTATATTGGTTCGCCTACCTTACCGGCTATTGGTACTGTTTACTCCGAGTTTCTTAATGGTTACTTGTCTTTCTATCCTATTACCCAGCTTCAATCTCCTAACAATACTCCTTGTTACGTTAACGTCTTTTATAGTTGTCCTGATTTACAAGTTAACGAACCTACTCCTACTAATCTTCCTGTTGGTCATTTCGCTTATCAGTCTGGTAATATGGAAAGTGGTCAGTGTAATGCTTATGGAGCTTTGTGTTGTTTACCTATTGAGGTCGAAACACTTAATCCTACAGGGTGTAGCCCTGATGAAGCGTGTTTGCATACTTATGGAGAGCAACCTGTATCATTCAGAGCTTTGTTGCATAGATTTGAAACTACTAATGTACAGAATATTGTAGCTAACAGCTCTACTAAAAAATAT